ATGCAAACTAATGTATCGTTATCCTTATTTATTAATTCTATCTGAGAATAGCTTAATACGTTCAGAGCGAGGCAGAATATGGTAATTACTTGTCTTACGTTCATAATAAACTTTAATTGTATCTGATTGTCTTTGTAGGCTATCTAATTGCATATAGATAGTATCAATTTCGGTTAATGTTATATTGTTTTCAATAGGTTTTGTTACCTCTTTTTTCATTCTCGTTAAGTCGTTAATGATAAGAGACGCTACTATTAAAGCAAATCCTAACGTTATTGCATAATATTTCCAGTTCATAATTTCTCTTCGTATCTTTTGTCAGCTATATCCACAAGACGAGCAAGTTTAATTAATGTGTTCCTACTTATTGCGATATATTTCATACCATTTGTGTCAATAGTTGCACAATTATCATAATTAAAATTGACTTCAAAAGCGTCTAATTCTGCGTCTAAAAATTCAGTTTTTAGTCCGTCTTCTACATTACCTAAAATTTCTAATTCATTAGGCATTAATACCTCTTCGATTGTTTTGTTTTTACTCATAATTGTTCTTTGACTTTGTGCCAGTATTTAAGTGTTGATTGTTTCTTATAACCATTCCAACCTCCGTTCCAGTTTCTAGCTAACTTTTCGTCTGTTGGGTTAGTTGTGTGTTTTTTAATTACGTTAAACATCTGGATAGATTTTTCTTTATTCCACCTATCTGTTAACTTGTATTTGTTATATCCTAATAACCTATTTACTTCTCTAAGCATTATAGGGCGTATTTGTAAGCATCCTACTGCGTTTTCTTTTGCATTATATGCGTTTATATCTCCTCTGCTTTCAACGTAGATTATAGCGTCTATTAAATTGTTTTTAGGAATAGTCCTAACCACCTCTACCGAAGAAGTGGTCAAGAATAATCCAACATTTAACACTATAAAAAATAATTTCATTTGTAACCTAATTTAGCTTTAACTATATCGGCTTTTATGCCTTTACGCTTTGCCCATTCTTTACCCCTCAGCTCTTCGTTATCTTGCTGAATTTTACGACTGGCTCTAGTAATGGTTAAAACATTTTTATAATGCTCTGCGATTATCATAGCAGATAGAATGTTAATACCATAAGCATCTTGTAAAGCTCTGCGTAATAGCTTTTTAGGCTTGTCTCTCATTTCTGGATTCGTAGTCAATAGCTCTTTTACTTGTTTTGTGATGTTCATAAGTTTGTTTTTATAAATTCGTTTAATCTAGTGTAGTCTTTTTTAAACTGTTTGTCGTACTGCATTAAGTCGGCAGCTTGTTGTATTGAGTGTATTACTGTTGAATGGTCACGACCTCCCAAAGCACTCCCAATAGTTTTAAGAGAGCAATTTGGCATATTATCTCTGGCAATGTAGCAAAACATTTGCCTACATATTACTTTTTCTCGTTGTCTTTTAACTCCAGTTATTTCTCTCTGTGGTATATTGTAATATTTAGATATGCAATTTAGTAGCTTATCAAACGTTAGCCTACCTTTTAACACACTATCGCTTTGCCATCCTCCTAGCTTTTCAATACCAGCAGCAGAATAATAGGAGGGTTTGTCTTGTTTAGCAAAGTATTTGTATTTAATATCTCCGTCCTCGTCCTTTATGGTGACTTGTTCTATCTGTCCCATCTTAACCAGGTCAGTTATCTTTCTATTTGCTTCTACTATACCGACCTTTCTACATAATCCTAAGATAGTATTAAGGTGGGTGTATCCTTTTTTAAGGGTGTTCCTAATAAATAGGTAGTCTTGATTTTCTGTTTTGTAGTCTTTAACTAGCTCCATAATTGTTCTATGTATTCTCTTGATTCTATTACTTTGTGTTGTAACTCATATATTACCTCTTCGTCATAATCTATGTCGAAGCTCTTAATACGGTACTTGCTTTCTATTTCTGAGTAGTCGTGAGACTCTTCTAAGGTTAATTCCTCTGGTGTGTTCATTAAAACATACACCAACTGGGCTTTATCCTTTTGAGTTAAGTGCATATATGTCTGAAGCTGGTAGTAATAATCTTTATTTGGCACTCCGTTATAGAATAAAGGGAAGCTAAAACAGTCCCAGCTAGACTTTATGTCTATAATCTTATCCTCTAGTATAACATCTGGCGTACCACAGAAATACTCATCCTCAAAATACTCCTCATTCTTTTCAGCAAATAACCAACCTTTCTCTGCAGAGGCATACATAATAGCATCGTCCTCAACCTGGTTGCCTTTAGTTAGATATTTAGATTGGATGTTTTTACGTACACCATATATCTGCTCTTTTGTCCACTCCTCTAAATAGCTTTTAGTAGTCTTTGACAAAAACTCGCTTTTAGAACGAGCCTTTGTCATTAACTTACCAGCAGCAGAAGCTCTTATCTTAAATTTTTTCATTTAATTGGATATAGCTCTGCGTTAACTCTACTTATTGAATAATGCTTTTTTAGCTCTGCAAGGGTAACTCCTTTGTCTACTGCTGCACTCCATATCTTATCGTCTTTGTTTACCCATTGCTTTTGACTCTTTGTAGCTTGACTGGCTGAGTTAGCGTCGTCATCCTCAGCTTGTAAGCCTAATAATGATTGCAGAGTGTATCTTCGGTAGTAGGTTATAGCACTTCCGAGCTTTTGTGGGTCGTCCATTTCTGGCAATGGTATATAGCTAACTACTCTTTCCTCAGATTCTATGTCTACAATTTCCGTATATAAATCTCCATCCATAATAGGCTGAAGTAATAGTAGACCATTCTTTTGCAGTAATGGCTCGACGTGTTTTAGTAGTGAGTTAATATCAAAATACTTTGATTTAAAAAACGGATTTGTTGAGTCTTTGGAAATAGCTCCTATCTCTTTTTTGACTTCGTTTAGTTTTGTGTATAAATTCATATTACAAATATAATTAAAATGTTTAGATAATGTTTATTAAGGTTATTTTTTTTTAGTTTGCTTTGTACTGTTTTGTGTGAAACATTATTTGTTTCTTCATATTGTTACAAAGCCCTCAAGACCAAGAGGGCTTTTCTTTTATAGCTGTTTTAATTCTTGATAATAGTCTAATAGTGAGTAGTGCATATTACGAGCGTTTACAATAGATATTCTTAATAAATCAGTTATACAATTTTGATTATTTAAATTAACTTTTCTGTTACCCTCTATAACGCTATTTAAAGTATGTATAGATATTTCGTGTTTACTGGCAACTTGTTTTCTCTGTTCAACGCTTGTGCAAGACTTTAAAATGTCTTTTAATTCTGGGGATATTGTTTTGGTGTATTTCATATAAATAAATTCTTAAAATCTTCGTTGATGTTATTGTCTGTATTAATTGACTCGTTAAAATTATTAATTGATTTCGTAAGCTCGTTATATTTTAATATCTCGTCTAGCTTATTAATTAAAGCGTCAATCATATTAGCTTTACTATCGCACATTAGACTGATAGACTTATCGTCCTCATTATCATTGTACCACTCTTGTGACTTCTGCTTCATTAAGTCTCTCTCTTTTCTTAGGATACTTTGTATCTCACAGATTTCTTGTTTTGTTAATTTCATCTTGTTTTTATATATGTTAATTCTAATGCAGCAAATAAACCTATAACAAATAGAATAGCTGCTGCTTGTGGCTCTTCTACTGCCCAGCACCATACCGACATTGGCATAAATGCTGAGGTTACTTTTAAAATTGATTCTTTCATATTGTTTCTAATTTTTCTTTTAAATCTTCGATAGTTTCTGCACCTACTTCATTCAATAAATCATAACCATAAATATAAGCTAACATATTAACTGTAACTTCGGCGTTATCATAAATATCTATTTCTCCAAAATTTTCTTTTTCATATTCTTGACAAATATTTATTGCTTTAAAAGCAGATAGATTATGTCGCTTTAACCATTGTTCAGCTTGATAATAACCGATAATATAATAATCTTCGTTAAAGCATAGGTGGTGCCAATCTTCTATATTATAATCCGTAATAACATTATCTTGTATCATATCTAAAATATGACTTGCTAATTCTTTTTTAATTGTTTCTTTCATTTTGTTTTGTGTTTAGTTATGTTTTAAAAAGCTCTAAGAGATAGAAGCAACTAAATGCTCTTATAGTATCCATCATTTTATTTTGGGGTTAGTACGGTCAATAGCCACATACGATTTAGTAAAGTATACCGAATCAATCTTATAAATACAAAATCATTCGTCTTCAAATTACTACCACTTGCCTCGCTTCGGTTTGCTATCTTTTCACATTGCTCAATCCCATCGTTTTAAATAATATTCGGTGCCGCTATTACCGAAGGTACGTTATACGTTTTACATCCTATTTTATATAGCGTTTTATCATTTAAACTCTCATCGCTGAGGTGCGCGTCTAAGTTTCCAATAAATAGACTTAGTTTTCTAACTATCTCAAAGAACTTAATTCTTAATTGTATTGCAAATATATACAAAATATTAAATACCAAACAAATTATTTTAAAAAACTTTAATTTTAACTGAATCTTCTAAACCTTTATCGCTTGTAATTAGTATACTCTTTACTACTTTATAGCTATCATTCTCAAAGATTATATCCTCAATCATTTTAACCATTGCTACACAATTAGAAGCATCTAATGCTCTTGATTTAAAAGTAAAATGGTATTCTGTATTATAAGTATTTGTCTTTGGCAGCGTTTTATTAAACTGGCTTTTTACTATTAAGGTATAATTATCTTTTATCTTCTTACGCTTTGTCCAATGCATCCCAGCATACCACTTATTTAGTGAAATTTTAGGTAAATCTTTTAGTATTATTTCCATTTTACAAAAATATATTTTTTATTTTATGTATTAATTTTTAATATTTGCCCTCACAAAACAAATGAAAAAAGAAACAAAACGCAAAGCATTCAAATTTTATCGCAGCTATTATGATGTTTATAATGAGCTAAATGATAAAGACAAATTAAAATTTATTGAGGCGTTACTAGACAGACAATTTCAAGGCGTAAAGCCAAAGAAATTAACTGGTATGGTAATGTTTGCCTACTTAAGCCAGGAGCATTCTATTGATTTACAAGTCAAGGGCTACGAGGATGCAGTTGGTAAAAAACTTACCCCCTACACAGACCCCCCTAAGGGGGGCATAGAGGGGGGCTTAGGGGGACCCTTGCAGCAAGAGAAAGAGAAAGAGAAAGAGAAAGAGAAGAGTATATATGTTGATTTTAATAAATTATTAGAAGCATTTAACGATATATTAGGAAAAAAAGCTAGAGTAATCCCAGATAAGGCTAAGAAACAAATAAGAGACAGATTAAAAGAGGGTTACAATAAAGAAGATATTATTACAGCTTTGATAAACGCCTCTAAAGATTCATACCATATAGACACCAATTATAAATATGTAACGCTCGAATTTATATCAAGACCAGATAAGTTTGAAAGATTTGTTAATATGAATAATTATAAAATCAAGAGAGCTTTAGTATGATAAAAAAGAATAGCGAAATTTTAGACCAACTTATGAGCTTACATAAGAATGGTATACCAGAGGGAAGTAAAATAGGTCATACTAATTTTGACGAACAATTAACATTTGTTAAGGGTGGTTGTACAGATATAACTGGCTATCCATTTTATGGCAAATCATTATTTTTAAAAGAAATAATTATGGGTTTAACTATTAATGATAATTGGAGACATTGTGTTTATATGCCAGACGATGGAAGTGATACTGATGTAATATCAAACTTGCTACATAAGATGACTGGTAAAACTTTTGAGAAAGGGTATTCTAATACAATTACAGAAAAAGAAATAGCAAAACATTCAAGCACTCTACTTGATAGATTTAAATTTATTTCAGCAGAGCATAGCATTGAGCCAGAGGCATTTTGGAATTATGCTAAGGAGAATGAATGTAACTCAGCAGTCATAGACAGCTGGAACTATTTAGCACATAAAGGAGAGCCAACTAACCCAGATTATTTACGCAAGATATTGTCTACTCGCAATCGTTTTATGGAGGTTAATAATATGCACAGCTTTATAATTATTCATCCAAAAAACCCAGACCCTAAACAAGTTAAAGACGGCAACGTTAAAAGACCTAGCGTTTATGATTTAATGGGTGGCTCAGAATGGAATAACAATGGTAGAAATATTTTAGTAGTACATAAAGGCTCAAAAGAAAATAATCAACCTTACAGCATAAATATAGATAAGGTAAAGCCAAAGCATTACGGAAGTATAGGCGAAGTTTCATTACAAATGGATTGGGCTAAACAAAGATTTTATCAGTATGACCCAGTTTATAATAAAAAGACTTACGCTTATGGCAAAGAGGAAATAATTAAAGACCCATTAATTACAACATACAAAACATATGAGATATAACGATAGTAAAATAATTGAAGAGGCAAGGCAAGTAATATCAAGCATAGAGCTTAAATTAATGAAGCAGCCACCAAATAAGAATAAACAAAATAGCGTAGACAAACTTAATAGTTTAATGCACTATACTTGTTATTTAGAGAAGCAGAATGATGAGTTTTATGACAAATTTACAAGGCAGTTAGAACGCATTAAAATGCTTGAAAACCATATAGATAACTTACAGAATAAAATTAATGTGGAAAACAAATTAAAAAACTTTTAAACAAATGTATAAATTTGCATACAATATGAACCACTACTATACGTCAGACGATGAACGAGTAGCAAAGAGCGTCATAGATAGGAGGATACACGAAGCAAAGGCAAACGCTCTAAGTGAACAATTCTGGGAGTACGGCTACAATTTTTGTACCGACTGCTTAAAATCAAACGGAGTTATTTTAGATTGCTCTCACAATATCTCAGTAGATGAAGCACAAAAAACCAGACGCACAGAACTGGCTTGGGATGTAAATAATATTAAGGTAAGGTGTAGAGAATGCCACAGAAAGCACGATAAATTATGAAAGGATTGTATCAAGTAACAGCAATGAGAGCTAAGAAAGTAATTAGCTCAGAGGTCTATGGTAATATAGCTGAGAAAGATGTGCTATTTAATCGCTTAATGACAAGGCATAAAATACCACACGCAAGACGTCACGAATGGAAATTACAAGAAGTTAAATTAAATAAAGAAATAAATGACTAAAAAAGAACAAATGGCACACTTCGGTTACATAACCGAGCAGATGGAAAAGACATTATTTAGCAAGGGAGATGACTACGCTAATGAAGATAGGTTATCTAACTTTAAATTAGCTGGAGCTATTGCTGGAGGAGATGCCAGGACTAACTGCTTAAACTTAATCGCTACCAAAGTGGCTAGATTAGGGGTGTTAATCAATACAGATAAAGAGCCAAACAATGAAAGTATAGAGGACAGCGTTTTAGATTTAGCTAATTATGCTGTACTTTTGTCAATGATAATAAACGAAAATAAGTAAAATGAACAAAACAGAAAAAGTATTTGCAGATGGATTTATGTTTAAAATGAATCCTAATTCACCAGATTGGGTAGTAGGTAGCCTTAGCTTAAAAGCAGAGGATGCTATTACCTTTATTCAGAAACACACAGACAAAGGCTGGGTTAACCTAAAAATTAACATCGGCAAAAGTGGTAAACCTTATGTCGAACTAGACACTTGGAAGCCAGAAACTAAAACTGAGCCAGTAATGGCAGAAAGCACAGACGGACTACCCTTTTGAAACTAGAGTCTGTCTATTTTGACCAAAGCATTAGAGATTATGCTCTTCGGCTTACCAATGACAAGTTGGAGGCTGAGGAGCTTATTTCTATTGCATATGAAATCTGTCTAGAAAAACCACCACTTGAAAACTTAAAGGGATATTTTGCTATGGTAATGAGAAACCAATGGCTAAAAAAATGTAATAAGAAAGACCCTTTTTTTGACAATGATAACTCAGAGCATCAAGATGTTGAGCAAGTGCTTAACAGAATGAACAGCTACTATGCAAACATACTTCGAGCAATCAGCAACGGAGAAACATTAACACAAATACACAAAGGAGCTTCAATAGGTTATAGAACGCTAAAAGCAGACTATAAGAAAGCCAAAAAAGAATTTAAGATAATGTACGAAAACAAAATAAAAATAGCAGTAATTATTCGTAACATAAATGGCGTAAGTTATCACAGACTTTTAATGCCGTTTGCAAAGATGAAACGAGATTATGGTATAGAAATAGTAGTGCTTTTAAATAAGGACGATGAGTTTTTTAATAACCTGGATGGGGTTACTCACGTTGTTTACAATAGAAATATATCTGGGCTAATGCAGCCAGAGGAAACGTACCTAAAACTTAGAGCAAAAGGAATTAAAGTTATTTGTGATATAGATGACTACTGGGAGTTAGACGATAAGCACCCAATGAGTTATTACTATAAAAAGACTAACCTAACAAAGTGCGTTATTAAGAACTTAAAACTTGCTGACCTAATATGGACAACTACGCCAATACTAGCAGATAAGATAAGACCTTACAATAAAAATATAGTTATTGTTAAGAATGCTCTAGACCCTTTAGAAAAACAATATGCTTATGAAGATTTATCATTAGACTTTGATACGTTCTTTTATTCTGGAGGTAGTACCCACTTGAGAGATTTAAAACTATTAGGGAATGCTTTTGATAATGAAACTTTTTTTGTTAAAACCCCAAAGCTGCCAAAACGTATGAAAGGCACTAAGGTACAGATAAGTGATATACAAGTATACGCTAAGGATTATGAGGATTGCGGTATATGTGTAATACCTCTGCAAGATAATGTATTTAATAGTTGCAAATCTGAGCTTAAAATGATTGAGGCTGGACACTTTGCAAAGCCAGTAATGGTATCGGCAATAGACCCTTACACATTACTTGCAACAAATAAAAACAGCCTTAAGGTATATAATAATGAATGGGCATCTGCAATTAAGAAAATAAAAGGTAATCATACGATGCAAGTTGATTTAGGTTTAAAGCTAAAAGAGGATATAACAATAAAGCACGATTTAGCAAAAGAGAATGAAAAAAGGATACAATCATTATGAGTGAAGAGTTAGAAATAAGAATACGAGCTATTTACAATATGAAAGGAGGCAGATTAGACCCTAAATTTTATAAGGAGTTTACAGAGATATGTCAAGAAAACTTTAGATACAGACCAGATGTAAGCTGTGGCAAGTGCATCTACAAACACGTTGTTAAATTATATGATAAATTTTTAAAATGAAAGTAAAATTAAAAGACCTAAAAGCAAATCCTAATAATCCAAGATATATTAGAGATGAAAAGTTTGAAAAATTAAAGAAGTCAATACAAGACTTTCCAGAGATGTTAAAGCTACGACCAGTTGTCATAGATGATGATATGATGGTATTGGGTGGCAATATGCGTTTAAAGGCATTAACAGAGCTTGGAATAGATGAAGTAGAGGTAATAAAAGCAAAAGACCTAACAGAGAAGCAGAAAGC